TGGGCACGCCGGGGAACGCCTAAACCAAGCGGCCTTCCGTTTCAACCCCGCTGGTGCTGTCACTGGGAATTGAACCCAGGACCTCTTCATTACCAATGAAGTGCTCTACCCCTGAGCTATGACAGCAAAACCGCGGTTGATGGCCCGGTTCCTAGCCTTTTAGGGGTAGGACCGCAAGTGCCCGTCATCACGAATTTGCGTACAAAACTGCAACTTCACATGCCTATCCGTGCACCATGCGTGCAGTCTGTTCTCGGGATGTTCCGATGAACGGCGTTTGTGAACGCCGTTCATCACCCTTTCGTGAGCCAGCATACCCCCGTCCCATCCCGGGGACGTCACCGATTCGCCGCTGCCCATTCTTCAATGTCGCGCCGCTCGACTCGCGGCCTGATCCTATGCCGCCACTCCATGCGGAACCATCGCCCCGGCCGCTGCCTGGCATCGTACCGTTCGCGCGATCCATCCCGGGCCAAATTCGCCATAGCCCGGAAGCCGCCGGTAGTAAGCCTGGTGGCTGAGCGTCAGCGCCGCGATGACCCAGGACCTGTCGTGCGTCGCGAGCGCAGCCAGCGTAGCGGGGCCGATGACGCCGTCCTGTTCCACTTTTATAAGCGCCTGCAGCTGCATCGCACTGGTGCGTGGCCCCGCGTTGAGCCCGAAATCGAATGCGACAAGGTCCACGCCGGCCGGCAGCGCATCACCACTCACCGCGACCCAATAACGCGGCTTGTAAATAGCCTCGGACTGAGCCGCGGTCAGGTTGCGCACATCGTCCACGGTCGCGGGCCGTCCGAGGACAGCCGACAGCTCAGCCATGGTGATGCCGTGATTCGTGGCTCCCCCAGGATCACCCTTGACGTCACAAAAACCACCCTCCTGACGCAGCGAAAAGCCGCAACAGGCATCGAAATTGCTGAGCATCTAACGATTCTCCACGGGCAGGATGAAGGATAGGCTGACCTGGTCGCCGTTGGCCGAGACGATGTCGGCCGTGACCTGGTATTTGGCGCCGATGGAGCCGCCGGAAATCACCGTTCCCACGGCAAGAGCGGCACCTTTCTTGCCTGCGATCACCGCCTGGGTGCCGATCGTCAGATTGACCTGGCCTGGCTGCAGCGCGCCGATCGGCGTCGAGATCACCGAATCGATGGCGGCGATCGTATCCCCGGCCTTCAGCTGGTTTGAGAAATCATGTTCGTACTGACGCGAGGTGAAGGGTGCTTTGCCGGTAAGAAGCACCATCTCAGGAGTCTCATTGAATATGCTCATCGACGCATCCGATTGCTGGAGGAAAAGGGCAACGGTGACATCAGGTGCAAACACGGCCACCGTTTCGTCAGGTGGAAATTCCGCTGTCGTGATGTCAGGCAGAAACAGGGCGATGTTTTCCGGATCGCACACGATCAGGCGGCCTTCTTGGGCGCGGCCTTGGCTGTGTGACCTCCCGGGTCACAGGTGATCTCGACACCCGGCTTCACCGCACGCTGCGGCAGCCAGATCGGAAACGAGATTTTATGCACGCCGGTGCCGATGCCACGATGAAATTTTTCTGACAGGACCAGAAGGTTCCTGATGTCGTCCGGGCTCGTGATTGGCGTCTCGGGATCGCGCGCAGTGAAGCCATAGGGATCAAAGGCATGCAGCGCATCGAGCACCCTTTCGGGATCGAGCGAGGGCCAAAGGCTCCACTCGAAAATGTGGTGGACCTCGCGTTTTTCGCGTGAGCCCGATACCCAGCACGGGAGGTCCAGCTTGCGAATCAGCACCCGCTTGTTGCGCCGGAACTCCTCGGATTCCGTGCGCTGGACGTGCTCAGGGTAGAGTACGTCCTCATGCAGCGTCTCGCGCTGCTCATGCGCCGCCGTCATTTCCAAGGCTTTCCATTGACGACATTGAACCAGATCGTGGTGGCACCGAGGATGGCGGCTGCCACCCAGAACAGCGCGATTTTCACGCCGTTCGCGGTCTGGATGACCGAGTTAAGCTTGCTCACTTCGGCGTCGTGTTCGGTGAGCTTTGTCTCCTGATTCTTGCAGATCACCTGCAGACGACCGATCGCAACGAGCGCTTCGGCCAAGTCGCGGGGAATCATCTCGGGCGGCACGTCGACATGGGGGAGCCCTTTGGTCATCTCGTATTCCTGATTTGATAAGTGAGGGGAAAGTTAGGCCGCCGAGGCTGCGCATGACTTGAAGGGGCAGCTGTTATCCGCGCCACTGCCATTCGCGGCGCCAAGACCAGTCTGGCTGCATGACACTAACGGGATGCCAGCCCCACCAGCGGAGCCAGAGCTCGATCACGCGTAGGCGCCAGGGCTGAGGACGCCATGCATGCGCTGGATCATCTCATCGAGGCGGCCCAACGTCAGGCCGCTGGGGGCGGTGCCGTTCGGGCCAATCCATTCGCGCCGCAGCAGGGCATAAGCTTCCGAGCCGTAGCGTTTCCACCATGGCCATTCGACGTATTGCCGCTCGCCCCATGTCACGACCCACATGCCGTTGGCATCATAGGCCACGGCCAGCACCGCGTGGCCGCCAGCCGGCGCGTCTGGCATATCGAGGACGAACCACGGCTCGCCGGCATCGAATTGCGTCTCCGCGCTCTCTGGCAGTTCGACGCCGAGCAGCACACAGCCGAACTCTTCGATCGACCGCTTGATGCCGTCGATGTCGCCGGGCTCGATATCGGCAAAGCCGTCCAACCGATCGAGCGCACCGTCGGTGTCGATCGCGATGCCTGTCAGCATCCAATACCGCAGCGCATCGAGCAGCACGGTGCCATTGTCGTTCGCCACCGGCGGCCCGGCCGTGAAGTCGGTCTCGGCCGAGTAATCGGCCAGCGCGCAGGCGGTGTCTGGCATGACCTCGGCGCCCGCATTGGCCGTCCAGAGTTGGACCGCGTGCAGCATCGCCGCCCAGGCGCAGTCGCCATAGACGTCATTGCCCAGCATCAGCCACGCGTGCACCGGCTTCGACCAATCAGCCGAGGCAGGCGGCGGCGGTAGCGGCGCGACGCCACGGACATGCAGCAGCGCAGGAACATCCACGCCCGCCGGGCGCGGCAGCTTCCCGAGCGGCCAGCGCATCAGCCGGCCGCCAGCAGTGTGCGGGCGTTGCGCAGCGTGGCGCGTGCCGCAGCGAGCGCTTCCGGCGCCGGTGCGCTGACAGTGGCGCTCGACAGGCCGGCTGCCGCGCCAAGTACCGGCAGGACCAGCTGCAGCGCCGTTACCACCTGCGACACTTTCGCCGGTAAGGCGAAGCCAGCAAGCAGCTTCAGACCATCGCCAGCCAAGGTAACGACCTTGCCCGCGGCAGACTCGCCGGCTATCGCCGTGGCGGCACTATTGATGCTCTGCGCGAATGTGCTGGCCTGCCCGATGTCGCTCTCGATCGTGGTCAGCGTGGCGGCCGGAATTCCAGTGAGCGTCGGCAGTACCGGTGTTAGCGCAACCAGCGCCGTTGCAACGTCGCTCAGTTCGGCCGCAGCCTCGGCGGAAATTGTCGCGATCTCGGAAGCGGTGCAGCCAGTGAGCATGCAGGCGGCGGCAGTCGAGCCCAGCAAGGCCCGGCGGGTCATGTTCATGATGGATTCCTTTGGATGAGGGGGATGGAGCAACCGGGATGGCGGCCAGGCGCATGCCGGGCCGCCTCGATGAGTGGCCGGGCTTAAGCGGCGGCCGGTGCGGGCGTTGCCGGGGACGCGGCGGGCGGGGTTGGCTGAGCAGCCGGGATGGTGGCCGCAGGCACACCGATGCGCGCGAGCAGCATGGCCTCGATGTCGGCCGGCGTGACGCCGAGCGCGTCCTCGGCGGCCGGAGCGAGCTTCTGGACGAGGCTCACGGCGTTCGCCAGCGGTCCGGCCGCAATGGTCACGGTCGACGTGCTGGCGGCGAGCGCCTTCAGGCCGTTCATGAGAAATGCCTCGCCATGCACCAGCGCCTGGTCGAGGTCGTCCGCCGCCGCGCTGCCGCTCTGAATGCTCAGGCGACTCTCGATCGCGACCAAGGCACGGCGCCCATAGAAGGTGATGACCGCGATGGCAACGGAGAGCACCCAGCCCCAGAGCTGTGTGAGGTCCACGACCTGCGCCGGCGCGCCGGTGGCGGCCAGCGCCAGGCGCGGACTGAACAGGATGGCACCCAGCACGGCCCCGAACGCCAAGCTTGCGAGCCCGACCCGGCCGGGGCGGAAAATGGCGACGGTGGAGACCAGCCGCCGGGTAGCCGGCGTGAACGTAAGAGCAAGCGCCAGCATGCCCAGGGTGAGCATCAGGAAAAACATGTCGATTTCTTTCAAAAAAATAATACGCGGGACCGCCGCGCACGGATGGTTGTGCCTAAGGGCTCAGGAGCACGATTCAGGCGCCTGAGAGGCCTGGGGTTGCCCAAGGAGCAAGCGGTCTGTATGGCATTGGCAATGAAAAGGAGCCTAAGGCCACTAACCTCGCTGCGCTTCCTCGCAGCCGTAATGATCGTCATTCACCATAGCCGGGCCTATTTTGGCTACGGAAACTGGCTCGGAACACGTTTTAGCCTCGATGCCGGCGTGGATTTTTTTTATGTCCTATCGGGCTTCATTCTCTACTATTCGTATCGGGAATTCGAGACGCCCCGCGATGTGTACAATTTCTATGTCGCACGGTTAGCTCGAATTTGGCCGCTCCATTTCGCCACGTTTCTCATTGTCCTTGCGTTTCTTCCTGCACCATGGGGACCGCCAGGAAACGCCGCTCGCGAGGCCATAACCAATCTCCTCCTGTTGCAAGCGTGGTCACCGCAGTTCAACTATTTCTTCTCGTTTAACGCCGTATCGTGGAGCCTGTCTGTCGAGGCATTCTTCTATCTGCTGTTTCCGGTCCTGATATGCCGCTGGAGCAAAACGTGGATGTGGAAGCTTGCGCTTTGCGTGGCAGCCATCATAGCGATACTCGAGTATGCGAGATTCACGCCTGGCAAGTGGATGTTGGAAGGAATGCCCGTCGATCCCACGGCTTTTATCTTCCCGCCCGTTCGCTTGCTGGAATTTGCGCTCGGGATTGCCGGCTGCTCGATCTGGTTGCAGCATAGCGCGAAACTTGCTCGTCTGCCAGTTTGGAGCGCTACCATGCTCGAGCTGGCAGCATTCGTAATCGTCGGTCTCGTGCTGTATGGGATGACCCCATTCTTGTCCGTCCTTTTCGCGCACAAGCACATCGGCTACGCCGCGTTCTGGTGGTTCGACGAATGCGGATATGCTCCAGCCATGGTTGTTCTGATCATCCTCATGGCGAGCGGGCGCGGTCTTCCATCGCGGTTCCTGTCTTTGCAGCTTCCCGTGCGACTTGGGGAGATCAGCTTCTCCATCTACATGTGCCATCAGATTTTTCTTCGCGTCTTCGCCGAAAATGACAGCCTCGCGGCGTTCGGCGGGAAAAAGGCTCAGTATGTGGCGTTCTGGGCCTTAACGCTATTGGTCTCATACCTTCTTTGGGAGTTTATCGAGAAACCCTGTCGCCAAAGGGCTGTTCGATTCTTCGCGATGAAGCAGACGGCTCCTAATGTTTCGGCGCTTCAGATCTCAAGCGCGGCCGATTAGCTCACCCGCGCTGTATGTCTTCGCCTCGAATTAAGGCCACGAGATCGCCTGCACAGCGCCTACTGTCGTGGCTTCACTGACTTGGCTTAGCAAGCCGGCATAGGTTGTCTGCTGGGTCTGGATGTGCGTGTTCAAGTCCTTCTGAACCTGTTGTGCCTGGGCTGCCGTGTGCGCCGTAAACACCCACCCGCCGCTGCTCGGCTGACACCAGAGCGACCCACCAGAAACCGCCACAAGGGCGATGTTCATCTGGGTCTCCTGGTCGCTCGGATAGCCGTTCGACGTCCCAAGCGCGGAACTCGTGAAGCCCCCCTCGATCGCAGCCTTACATGCCGTCTGCATCAGGGCTGATTGCGTGGCCTGCATTTGCGCAAGCGTCGGCGCAGGCGAAGAAGAAGGTGCGGCGAACGACCACACGCCACCAGTTTCGGTGGCAACCCATCCCGGCTGAGGCGTGACGCCGGCCGGAACAGCGACGCAATTCGCGACATAATCGGCGTGATAGCACTGCGCCAGCGTGAATCCCGTCTGAATCGGCACAGGGTACACAACGACAACGCCATTGAGCACATATGCGTAATTTTCCATTTTTGCGTTGCTCCTTACGCGAATGCATAAATCTGCACGTAACCGTTTCCGCCACGGCCTCCGGTCAGCGCCGGACCTCCGGAGATTTGCGCGGTGCCACCGCCGCCGGCTCCGTTAGAAGACGCTGAGAAGCCATTCTGTCCTGCGGATATCGCCGCACCGGCACCAGATCCCCCTCCGGAGGAAGATACGAGGTTACTACCGCCAAACGATAGCGACACACCGCCAGGTGCTCCTGCAATGTTCAGGAGATTAGCTCCACTTGCCAGCGTCCCATTGATCCCGCCGGTGGTAAAGCTCGCGGAGCTTGGGCCAGCGATCTGCGCTGCTGGACCACCCGGCGCCGTAAGCAGGGCACCGAACGATGACGCCCCGCCAGGGCTGCCAGTCCCCCCAGCCACTGGCGTGCCGCCGGCGCCTACAGTAACTGCAACGCCGTTAAAACCTTCGGCATAGATCCCGCTCGCATAAGTGCCTTCCGTACCGCCCGATCCGATTGACGTGGCACCCGTGGAGCACGCCGGCGCACCACCCCCCGCGCTACCCCCGCCTTTGGCATTGACTATGACGAATTTCGTTCCAGGAGGGGCATTGTAAACGCCCGAAGCATTGAACGTTTCCACGCTAATGAGCCGCCCAGAGCCCGGCTGCCACCAATGCGAGATGCCATCGCCGATCAGGTCGGCCCCCAAGCCATTGCCAATCGATCCACCGGTCGACCCCGTAGGAAGGATGGTATCATTTTCTGCCAGCGCATAGGTGACCGTGTTTGCGCTCGTGTCGGTACGGATGATCTTGAAGGAGAGCGGAATTCCATTCGCACTAGCGGCGGCCGGCATCGTGATCGTGATGTTGCTGTCCGCCGCGTTCACCAGCACCAGGCCGGCATTATCGGCCGTGAGTGTGGCGCTGGCGGTGACCGTGGTGACATTTCCTCCGGCAAATCTTTTAACCGCCTGCAATACCTGGTTCAGAGCCTGCCGATTATTCGTAAGGCCGGCACCCCCCTGCAGGGCTAAAATTTCCTGGACAATCCCATTGTAATGGTACGCCGGGAACTGCGTCGGCACCGTCGACCCAGGCACTCCGTTTACCGCATATTGCGGTGTGCCCGTGGCGGGAGGTCCATCTGCCTCAGAAAGCGGAACGGTGTTTGGTGCAATGATCGCGTCCATGGTTACCCCTGGGAGAAGGAGAAGAGAAGCTGGGTATGGGCCGGGCAAATGCGCTGCAGTTCACACTGCAGAGCCGTGTTGCCGAAGCTCGAGAAAGAATCGCCGAAATTGTTCTGGCCAAATTCGAAGAAATCGACCGTGAAAGTCGGTGCGTTGACCTGCCAGACGTAGGCCCAAGGCTGTCCGTACATCAGCGAACCGAAGGGCTGACCGAATGTGAACGGCCGAAATTGCGTAATGGTAATCGGATAGCCCAGCGTCGCCGCGACGCTGATCATATAGTCCGGGCTCTGGCCACCCCGAGCGGCGATACGCGACACCAGCTGCTGACGGCGCTGCGCGTAAGACGGACTCGCGCCCAGGCACGGATCCGGTAGACCAAAGCTCGCTTCCCAATCTGGCAGCAGCAGCGTCGTCTCACGTGGGTCGCTCTCGATCTCACTGAGCAAGGATGCCTGAGCATGCACGTCGACCATGCGACCGGTGAGACCGGACAGCAGCGTCGTCAGCAACGCCTCAACATCTCGGGGCAGCGCATCACCTGGCGGCAGCAATCCTTGCCCACCACTCAGAAAATCGGCCGCGCCGAGACCGGCGATGGTGTTTGTCACGAGGTCACCTGGCCGAGGCTGAGCATGATGCCAAAGCCGGCGATCTGATCCGCCGTCGGCGCCGCGAGATCGAACGAGAACACGCCCGGCGCCCCAGTGATCGCGCCATAGATCTGGCTCAGGCTGAGCGAACCGCCGGCCACAAATGCGCGCTGTGTGCTGTCCCAGCCTGTGCCGCCTGGTGTCGTCGTCGCAAAGAGTTGCGCCAGCGCTGTCATGATGTTCGCTTGCGCTGTTGCCTCTGTGAAACCCGGTGCAGGCACAAGGTTATTGATGGTAATCGCGACAGGCGACTGCGTCGGCGCGAATGCCGTTGGCGCCGCTGTGACCGGGCACGAGGCATCGATCGAGTTTTGCACGTTCGTGATATCGGGCGAGAGCGGGACAATATCCGCTCGACCATCCATCACAAAGGTGACGCCGACAGTCCCGGCGCCAAAGAGTAGCGGATACACCCAGACACGCGTGACGCCGGCGACTTCCTCGGCCCAGGTGACATAATCAAATGCCGCACCGCCTTGTGGCGGACTTGAAAGGCGCTGCAGCACGCGAACGCGGAGCGCCGCGTCCGTCTCCTCATCCTCGCCGCCGCTTAGACCGTTGCTGTCCACAACGGCCGTGCCAAGGACACCGGCGATCGCGACCATCAATGTCACCGGCGAGTTCGGCAAAAGATTTCCGGCCGAACCGCTGGGGAGCGGATTGCCGCCCGTGACCGGCACGGTGGCGATCACCGGGATCGTTACCGTCCCGCTGGGCCCGATGGTTCCCTCCGCCGTTGTCGTCAAAATAACGGCAGCATTGCTCGACTGGACCTGCGTGCGGACCGGAATCGATCTACCGACCGTCCCAGTGAAAATAATGTTACCCGCTGACGACGTTGCACCTTCGCGCTGCAGCTTAAGCATGTTCGCCCAGCGATCGAGATATTCACCCGTTGCTGTGTCAGGCAGCAAAACGTTGATCACCATCCAATCGAGGTAATCGTATTCTCCACTCGCGAGCGCCGCTGACATGTAGGCCAGCACGAGCAGCAGGCTACGCCGCAGCGTTGGATCCGCGTTCGGCAGGCGCGCGAGATCTGCCTGTGCCGAGTTGATCAGGTCCTGGAAGGACGGACGCGGGAACGGCATCAGGAAAAGCTCCAGAGAACATCGTAAAGGGGCGAGCCGCCCTTCTGGCCAAAGTTCGGACTGATGTTGATCTGCCCGATCGCAGGGTAGGTGCAGGTGACGCTCAGGCTGCCGACCACACCGTCCGCCAGCAGCCAGCCGAGCGCTTCCGTGGCGTAATTCTGCGCTGCGATCAGCGTGGCATTGTTCTGCACCGAGCGCTTCAGCAGCCAGAGCCGCGAGCCGATCCGGTCGGGCTTGCCATTGACCGGCGGCAGGAACGCATCGCCCCACCAGCCGCGGTGATCCGTCGAATTCGGATCCGGAAGCGCGTCACCCGGCTGCGCCGCGGCATCGAGCAGCAGACTCAAAATGACCGCGGTTTTCAGCCCCTGATCAACCAGCAGATCCGGCGCGTTCATCGCCACGTCGTAGCCGGAGATCGCGCCATTCCAGATCAGTGCGAGATCGGTCATGTGAGTCCCTCGCTTGGTGTTTCGGTCTGGAAATCGCCGGTCTGGACGCCGCCGTGCGTGTGCTGTTCCGTGGCCAGACGGAGGAAGGTCTTGCCGCCGTCAGGGCTCCACAGCATCGCCGGCGCGATGATGCGCACCTCGGCGGGATCGATGATCTCTGTCCAGCCCAGGCGTTGGATCAGCTGGCGCTGCCCTTGCTGGCGGGACATGCCACCCTCGCCCGGCTGCAGATCGGCGACCGCGTCCGCGGTATTATCTCCGCCCAAAGCTACCTTGTGGTCGGCGAGCGAACCGACCTGGATCACCAGTACGTCCGAGTCGATCGACGGGTTGGCAACATAGCCAGGCGGTAGCAGCAGCTCGACCGAATTGAAAACTTCGGTGTCGTAGCGCGTCACCTGCATCAAGGTCCGGCCTGAGATCACGGCACCGGCGACCTTCGCACGGGTGAGCATCATGCGAACGGCGTTCGCAAAACGGTTAAAATCCACCGGCGCCCGTCCAATCTATGCCCGAGCCCTTGCGACCTTTCTTGCCTTTCTTCTGGCGAAGTTCGCGCGGATTCGGCTGCGCGGCTTGCACCGGCGTCAGTGTCAGCACTGTCTCGTGACCGCCATTCGCCGTGAGGCGGAACAACACCGAATAGATCAGCAGATCCTCATTGACGCCGATAACCGGCGCGATGATCGTCACCATCAGGTTTGGCGCCCAGAACGTGCCATCATCCTGGCGCCACCCCACCACGGTCGCCGTGGCCTTGGTGGAGCGGCCCAGCGCGTAATTCAGATGCCATTGCGCCTGTGTCAGCAGGGACGCCTGCCCGGTGGCGGATTCGGCCATAAACACCTTCGGCCGGAACCGCGTTACCGAGCTATCCGTGACGCTGGCGACCTGCGCCGTCTGCACTTGTGCACCGGCTGGTGTCGTCTGGCCTGATGCCCCAAGTTGGGCACTCAAGCCGGCCTGGCCTTTGACGATGTACTCACTGAAGCGGTCTGTGGAGGTGATCTCCGCCGAGACAGCCTTGAGATTCACGCCCTGCATCAGCACCGTGCTCGACTTGGTGGTGCCGGCTGTCACCAGGAGCAAATTGCCGTTTGCATCGTCGATCGCGATCACGCCGGCGACGACGCACAGCCGGTCGAGGAAATTGAAGGCGGATTCAGCGGGCTGGATCGTCACGTCCGGGATGACGACGTTGGCGAGATCCGTTTGCACGTCGCAGCCGATCCCGAACATCTGGCAGAGTGCACGCGCTACAGCCGCAACCGTGTAGCCGGAGAACTGCCCCGCCGCGACATTCGGCGAGCAATCCACCAGGTCCTGCGTCTTGCCGCGGCCGGTGATCCGCACCGAGTGTTCGTCGGCCTGCAGGCTTGGCAGATAGCTGTCGACATAGCCTGCGAACACCTGCTCACCGCCGACGCTGATCGTCGCTGGCGCGAGGGGCAGGATCGGCCTCGTGCTGTCCGGCCACCGCTCTGTGACCTCGAGGTCGAAATCGCTGACGCAGCGATCGAGCCCGCGCCCCCACGACACGGCCGTCCAGCCAGAGTAATTCTGGCCATTCACGGTCAAAACCGGAATGTCGGTCATGCTGCGGGCCGCAACCAGCTGCCGGTTGGCGGCATGAAGATCGGGTGGGGCACGTCATTGAGCGCCACCAGGCCGGGCGCCTGGGTGCCGTCCTGATAGAGGCGTTGCGCCAGCGCCAGCGCTGGCATCACACCTGCAACCGAATAGGTTGCCAGGCTCGGCAGGTTCTGCGCGTCCTGCGCCATCTGCGCCCTTGCTTGCGCAGAAATCGCGCGCCAGGCGCGGAACAGATCGAAATTGCCGGCGTCTGCCGCGGCCGCCACCTGCACATCGAGCAGGCACTGCAGCTGCTCGGCGGCGGCCTGCGCCTGGTTCGCCGATTGCCAGTCAATCTGCGCGTAGACCGTTAACACGGCGACCAGCGCCGCGCCCTGGATCAATGAGATCAAGGCGGCCTGTGCCACACCCAGCGCCGGCACGGCGGTGGAGGGCTGCGTCGGCAGCGTTGATCCGAAACTCGCCAGCGCGAGCAGGCCGCCGGAGGGGTCGGCGGAAAGCGGCTGTGTCGAGGTCACGCCCGCAACCGGATCTTCCAAGGCCGGTTGCACCGGCTGCGCGGCGATCACATTGTTGGCGGCTGCAGCAAAGGCAGCTGTCACCGCCGAGGCCGTCGTCGTGCTGTCGGTCGGATTGGCCGCAAAGCCCGACGTGATGCCCGAGACCGTCGATTGCGCCATCGCGTTAAACTGCGCATCGGCGTTGCTGAGCTGGTTGCCGACCAAAGTGGCGACAACGCCAGACAGGATCTCAAGACCGACGCTGGCGATGTAGGCATCTTCCAGAAAGGGCACCAGGCTATTGAGCCCAGCGAGCAAGGTCGATACGGCGTCGGTGATCGAGAGCGGTGAGGCTGTGCCACCATCCAAGGAGAATTCGATATCGATCGTCGCATAGCCGCCGACGGTCCGCGTCTCACTCGAGCGGATCTTCCCGACCCAAACATTGAGAATGCCATAGGTCGGATGGATCAGCGTCCCGACCGTCGAGCTGTTCTCCAGAGCGGTCTCGAGCAGGGAGCGCTCGAGGACCCACAGATCTCCGGCCACATAAGCCTTGATGGAAAAGACGCGCGGCAGCCGGCCGAGATCTTCCTGGCTCGGATCGTTCCTGAGCGGGAACTCGTGGGCAACCAGCCGGCGCCCCGACTCACGGTCCGTACCCTCAATCAGGAACGGGACGCCGTTGAACGACGCCGGCAGAAGATCATCGAACCAGCTCATAGGACGCCCGTCGCCATGCTGGAGTGACCGAGATTGACCTTCGGTTTGGGTGCCGAACCACTGCTCTGCACCACCGCGCGCGTCCCGGCTGGCGCCGCCGGAATATGGATCGTGACGTCGAGCTTGCTGCTGTCGCCGGCTGCGCCGGGCACAGCCAGAGGCGCGCTGGGCGGCAGCCACGGCAGCGCGCCGCTGGCGGCATTGGAGGTGCTCGTCGGGGCGCCGCCGTGTGCCGCACCATGCCCGCCGCCCATCCCCAACATGGAGGTGAAGGACGTTAGCCGCGATTCGAGTCCGCCGATCGTATTGCCGATCGGGTCGAACACGCGATGGAACCCGCTATCGATCACACCCCAGACCGCGCCAAGTTCCTTCGCGACCGTGTTCCAGTGCTCATACAGCTCATAGGCCGCGGCACCTGCCGCGATGGCGGCGATGGCGATGGCGCCAAGGGGATTGGCCGAAATCACCAGATCCAGCGCCGCCATGGCGTTGCGGACCGATGTCATCGCCGGCACCAATTCGACCAGTTCGAAGCCAAACATTGCGATGGACTTCACGATTGGACCAGCAACGGCAAAGCTGAGCCGCGCGAAGCCAGTCGCGAGGCTGGCAAGCGGTGCCAGAAAAGGCGCGCCCATCACCACGGCTGCACCGATCATCACGGTCTTCAGCCCCCCCAGGTCATCGACGAGTTTTCCCGTGCTATCCGCGAACTGCATGGCACCGGAGAGAACGCCCTTGAAATCAACCTGGGAGAGCGTGTCGGAAAGGCTTGCGATGGCCTTCTGGACGTTGGTGGCGATCCAATCCCGATTGGCGGCCGTCCAGTCGGCGACGGCAGTAATGATCGGCGTCAAGACTGGCGCAAGCTTGGCGCTGATATCGTCCGTCAGACCGGAGATCGAGGTCTGCATATTCTTCCACGACTCGTTGAACTTCTCTGCCGCGGAAACGTCCTGTTCGCTGAGCGTGTAGCCGTATTTTTGGAAGGCGTCCTGATATTTCGCGAGGCCAGCACTGCCCTGCTCCAGCATCGGCAGAAGCTCAAGGCCCGCGCGACCGAACAGCTGCTGCGCCATCAAGGCCTTCATGGCTGGGCTGCTGGTTTTCGCGAAGGCATCGGCCAGTTTCGGCAGCACATCCGCAGCTCCAAGGATCTGGCCGTGCGAGTTGCGCAGCGCGATATGCAGGTGCTGAAATAGCGCCAGGGCCTGCTTATTCTGCCCCGTGGCCGCCGCACCCATGACGCGGTTGAGCATACCCATCGAGCGCTGCATGCCATCCGTCGACACGCCCGTCTGCAATGCCGCATAATTCAGTGCTTGCATGCTCTGGACAGAAATGCCGGCGATACGCGCCCCGATCGAGAGCTGCTCGGTCGCCTCGGCAAAACTATGCGTCATCTCCACCAGTCCGGCGACTGAGCCCGCGGCGCCAAGCGCTGCGAGCGGCCCCAGAATCTCGCCGATCTTGCTGCCGACTTCGCCAGCCTGCTTTCCGAATTCACCGAAACGGTCCGTCAGTTCATGAATGCCTTCGGTAGCGTGCGAAAACAGTTTCTCGTGCGGCGTCATCATCTTGTTGGTGTGCGCCCCGACGGCGCCAAGGTGCTTCAGATTCTCTTCCATCTTGAGAATCGGCGCCGACCATTTGTCGACCACTGCCAGAACTGATTCGTAGACCTTAGCCATGATGCTTGGATTTTAGCTCTTTTCTGATCCGGTGGAGCTGCTCGACGTGGAGTTCCAACAAGCTCACGCGGAGCGACATGATGTAGGCAATGTCGCCCCAGCTATGGGCTGCGTTGAAGTAGAGATTTAGGAGGCTTTCTCCGCCGCCGTGTCGCCGAAAAAAACCATGACTTCCTCCATGGCGCTCAGCCAATCCTTGGAGCTTATCATGTCGACCACCTCGACCGGCACGTCTGCGCACCAGGCGATCAGCTTGCGCATGACCTTGGCATCGATCTTGCCTTCGCGATCGATGTCTGAGCCTGAGGATTTGAACGGCACGCCGCACTCGGCGAGCGCGATACCGTTGGGCTCGCGGAAGTTCAGCTCGGCATAATCCTTGCCGAGAAAGGAAACGGTTTTGCGAAGTTTCATGATGCCACCAATTGTTCATTGCAAGATGATCCGACGAACACGACCGGGAACGATCCGTCCTCTGCATTGAGTTCCGTCGCGTCCGTATAGGTCCCGTTCGTGAGCGTGTAGGATTTTCCGTTGGTCAAGCTGATCGCGATCGTGCTGCCCGCGATCTGTGAGATGTTCACGATCGATAGACCTCCCCAATCGGAGAAATCGCAGGAGATGCTCGGCGCGTCCGCCGTCTGGGTAAAGACAACCGAACCATCCTGGTTGACGATCGGCGCGCGCTTGACCGTGCCGGGCTTCACCTTCGCACTTCCGCGCATCATGTACTGCACGCCATCGATCTTGATCGTGGCGATGCCACCAGTGACTATCGCAGCCATGTTTTTGCTCCCTTACGAGGCGGTGCTGGGGTTGAGGGTGAACTGGTTGTTCACCGCGAACATGCGCAGCCCTTGCGCGAGCGCCGGCGTCCACAGGATGTCGCAGCGGTCCGGGTTCGCGGCGTTGATCTGCACCTGGGTGTTGGCGAGCATAAAGGCCGCACTGGTAACGAGGCCGGCTGCCTGCATCAGATTGTACTGCACACCGATCTCCGCCTTGATGTCCTGCGGCGATACGAACGGGCTGCCCGGGCCGGCAGGCGTGCCGTTCGGCACCAAGATTGCGCGCGGATATTTCTGCGTGAGCGCCGCTTTGAGCTGACGCGTGATCGCCATGAGCGTGAACATCGTCTCCACGTCGAGATAGCTCTGGTCGGCCACGCCAAAAGCGTTCCTTTGGTACGTCGTGACCGAGCGGACGATCGTGGGGTTACTGTAGGAACTGAAGCCCGGCACCGCGATGCCGTTGCTCAGCAACTGCTGCTGGCTCGCGTAATTCCACCAATTCTCCTGCTGCGGGGCCAGCACCGTCTGCATGGAGAGCGTTTGCAGCGGGCGCGAGGCCAACGCCCGGGTGGAGACGGCCACGGCCCCGGTCCAGTCAGTCGCCCAGTCCCAGGGTGGGCTGGGGCTGCCATCAACACCCACGATCGTCTGGTGCTGGTCGTTGATCGTGCCGCCGGTGGTGAGCAGGCTGCTGATCGTGCCGGGCTGCATCGTGAAGATATGCCCATAATCCTGGCGGTTCCATGCCCAGCGCCCGGTCGCGTCGTTCATCAACGAGGTGAACATGGCGAGTTGGCTCACGCCAGAATAAGGATGCGCAATGAAGTCATAGGGCGCATCGCCGATTGCATTGGCGACAAACCCCATGTCCGGATCGATCGCGCCATTCGCCATCGGCGTGATGGTGACGCTGGCTCCCTGAGGGAGCGACTCACCCGCCTGCAGGCCGCGGTAGTTCAGCCGGATATCGATGTTGTTCCCCTGAACACCGCCGTGCACAGCCGTCAGCGTAACCGTGCCGGCCGCAGATGTGGCGTTCAAAGGCAGATCCAACGTCGCGTTGATCGCCGCAGCAATGTTCGCCGCGATCACCGTTCCGGAGTCGCCGATATTCACGCCGACCGGAATGCTCATGCCCGCGACATAGAGCGCGATCGCGCCCGGCAAGGTCGCTGGGCCCGTGACGACGATCGAACCCGTCGCGGCGACGGCACCTACGGCATCGGGAGCTGGAAGGCACCAGGCGCCGGAATTATCCTGCTGGGAATAGGTTGAGAATTTGCGCCCCAGCATCGAGCGCGCGCCGAACAGGTTTCGTGCCACGCCGAGCGACGGCACGAACACGGGCACCGCCGGTTGCGCGTTCGCGCTCTGGCCGATCAGCAACGTCGGCTGCTGGGTGAGGTTGACGCCAGCATTGACGTTAGAAAATTCGACGAAAAAGAGCGGGACGAGATTGGCCTGCGGGATATTGGAAAACGCAATGCCACTCTGACTTGCGGACATTGTTCAAGACTCCTGGTTGGGGGGAAGCGTGATCGTGGCGCCGATGAGATCTTCCCCGGCGGCCGTCTGGGCGGTGAGTTGAACCTCGGCGAGCGGCGCGCCATAAGCACCGAACGGCGCGGCACCGGTAAAGGGCGCAAGGAGCGGCTCAAACACCTCGGTCCATTGCAAATCAAAGGTGAAGATCACGTAGCCTTCATAGCGCTCGGAAACGACCTTCATGACGAACTTGCGATCGATGGCGCGGATGCGCTGCAGCGGCGGCGCCACAAAGGCGACATAGTTCAGCAGCGATTGAATCTGTGTTGCGAGCTGCTCGGTCTGGTCCTCGACATCCTCAACTGGCGCGCCGGACACGTAGCCCGTGACGATCAGCTTGCCGACACTGTCGAATTGACGCGGTGCATCGCCCTGCCATTCGCCGTGAACATCATCCATCCACACCAGGATGACCGGCGATTCTTCCGGCGCCAGAGGGTTGGACCGTGTGTTGAAGACACGGTCCTCGGCCAGAGTACCGATCTGCTTCAGCAGTTCGACCGTCCGGCGACGCAGCTCGCGCGGGAAATCATCGATAGTGAGGATTGGCGCGTTGTTCATGCCCGGGTATTCGCCAGCGTCAGGAGGGCCTGGCCGTGCCCATCAAACTCGGGCGGCGCCGCGACTTCCCAGAGGACGCCGGCGACCTTGACCTGATCATGCAGCTGCAATTTCACGCCAGGCAGATCGCACAGCCGCAGGGCGAGCGTCGGCTTCACCACCGTCACCATCATCGCCGTCTGATTGTCGATCTGCTCGAGCGTCGAATAGCGATTAAAGATCCCGTTCACCGGTACGGCGGCGCCGCGCGCCGGCAGATAGGTGGCCGGCTGCGCGAACGCGTCGAAGCATGGCCCCAGCACCAGTTGATCGAAATCGATCATCGACCGGCTACTGCGCCGCTTCGCTCGCGCTCGTGGCTGTGGTCTTGGGCAAAGCTTCCGCGGCGGCCTGATCGACCCGCGCGGCCTCCACCGGCGCCTCGGCCGTCAGCTTGGCAGCCACAGCGGCGCTGGAAGACGTCACCTGCAGGTGCCCGTTCTGCAGCATCGCTTTGACGTCTTTGACCGACAGGACGCCGGATGCGATGACGGTCCCTTTCTTGATCACCTGCGGGCGCGTGCCCATCGGCGATCCGGCCGGAACATAGTGAATATCGACCATCGCCTGATAGTTTGTCGGCGTCGTCGAAGGTTGAGTGGCCATCTGTCATTTCCCCATGAAAAAGGCCGCCCGAGGCGGCCTTATACAGTTCCAGTGAACGGCGTTCGCTTAATCCGGCACCGCGTCCATCGTGCCCGACATCAGCGTCTCGGGGCGATTGCAGATGAACAGGGGGTAGGAATAGACCTCATTCTTCCACCAGCTGTTGCGATCCCTGTCGAAGATCGGCAGCACATATTGCTCCTTGCCGAGCGTATTGACCCAAGGCACGAACTCCGCCGGCGCCAGCACGCGCTGGAACACGCCCGGCGCCTTGGCCGGGAAGAACCGGCATTTGTTCGTGGCGATCGAGATCGTGCTGGCATCGTCGGAGCCGCGATAGTTGAACCAGTCGATGCCACCGAAAGACATCGCCTCGAATGCCTGGCCCTTGCGGAGCTCGGCGGCGGCGGCCCAGTTATAGAAGGTCCGGGTCACGTCGACGTGGTTGGTCAGTGCGTCCCAGAACTCGTCGCCGCAGAGCGCCATCACGCGCGATTGTGAGGTGAACGCCCCCTGCGATTTACGGGCGATCGTCCGCACAATCTCATTGCACATCGGCCGCAGGGTGTTTTCCTGCTGGGCCAGCAGGTTGAAGGCGACCTCCGGCTCCGGGGTGATGCCGAACTCTTCAAACCAGTTGAACAGGACCGTGTCGTCAGCGTCGCGCAAGATCCCTTGGATGGCCCCGAGGCGCATGCGCTCCTTGGTGTACTCCATCGAGGCAAGCAAGCCAGTCGGGCCGCTGAGGCGGCGCGCGACTTCCTTCTGCACCTGCATCAGGACCGATTCCTGGCCGAACTCGCGGACGTCCTGAATTTCGTCCGCGTAGACCGTATCCTCATGCGCGATGCGTGGACACTCGAAATAGCGCGCCTGGCGCTTCTCGGTGGTGCGCTCGGTCGGTGGCGTGCCGCGCTCGCTGGTCGGGACAACGATCAGCTTGCCCTGGCGCTGTTCGACGGCGACCGCCTTGGTGCGGATCGGAAACGGATCGAACAGGTTGAGCTCGCCGATGCCGGTCGGGTTATAGGGATTGCGCTCAACGCCCTCGGTCAACTGGACCGTGGAAAAGGCGTCGTTACGAAAGACGTTCAACGATACCATGGAAAGATGCTCCGGTGGGTTCGGGGTTAGCGGGCGATGACGCCCATGGTGGCGAGGGCGGCGAGCGCCTGAGCCTGCAGCGTCGCGACGCTGGCCGAACTCGTCACCGCCGGATCCCACTGCAGTTCGGACAGGTTCACCTCGCAGGCGCGGGTGACGATCGTCACCTTTTTGGAGGTGCCGGCCTCGACCCAGACCCGGTTGTAGAGAATGCCCATCGCCCCGGTGATCGCGCCACCAGTCCAGCTCTCCCAGATGTCCATCTGCTGGGTGACGTCCAGTGTGAAGGAATCGCCGGCCACGAAAGCGGTACTGCCGGCGGTAAGGGTGAAGCCAACCTGGTCGGCGAACGCCGTGCCGACCGTCGCCTCGCCGATCAGATCACCGCTCGGCGCCACGACGTTGAATTCCGTCGCGCTGGTAGCGGTCAGCGTGTAGGTGCCGAACTCGGCGCCCTGCAGCACCGAGAGGCTGCCGATCGTACCGTTGCCGGTGTTCGTGCCATGTGCGGCTGACACGATGCCGGCGCCCTGCTGGGCCACGACCAGACCACCTTCATACAGAATGTCGGAAGCGGTGGAGTTATTCAGGTCGCCGAGGTCACGGGAGCGGTGCCCGTTGGCCTCGGAGACCATAAAGGCGCCGTCATAATATTGCTCGTAAATCACGGGGGAAACCATGTCTGATTCTTTCTTGCTGCGGCGCGCTTAGCGCTTGCCCTGCGTTGATGTGAGGACCTTGTCCCAGCTGTCGGCGATCGCCTTGGCCGAATTGCTTGCTGGCACGCGATCCGGACCGGGACGCGCACCGGCGTAGCGATCCATGGCCCGGCTGAGGCCCCCGCCAGACGAAGCCGCGGGGGCCGCCTTCAGCAGGCCGATCGCCTCGCGGCGGCCGAGCCGGGTGTTGAACGCCAGATGCGCGGCATATTCGATGTTCCGGCCTGCGGCCTTGCAGCCAAAAATCGCGGCGCAACGCGCCTGCTCACGACGCCGCGCTGCCGCCGCCGGACCCCGGCCGCGCATCTCGGCATCCGCATCATCATCATCGGCATCATCGTCGTCTTGATCGTCGGACTGATCGCCGTTCGGATCATCATCGTTGTCGTCATCATCATCCGGACCATCCGCGCCGTCATCGCTCGGATTGGCGTCATCGTCGTCGGTCTGGTCCGATGCACGGCGCTTGGCTTTCTTCGCTTTCTTGCGGCGGGCGCCGCGCGCCGGCTCCTCTTCCGGATCGCCCTCGGCATCGTCGCCGCCATCGTCCGGCACGGAGTCCGGATTGCCGGGATCACCGTTCTCGTCGTCCTTGAACGTTTCATCCTGATCGGCGCTACGCGACCGGCGCATATCGGAATCGTCATCATCGGCGCGCGGGCGGCTTGCCGTGTTCCGGCGCGCGGTGCCTTTGCCGATCCCCAGGAACGAGGCGAAACTCGCCGCCCCGCCCAGCAGGTTATTTCGCATTGTTGCCATGTCTCGTCCTTCAGGTTTTGAGCGATTTGAGCAGCGCGCGGAACGCCGCATCCGGTGCGGCCACCATGTCAGCCAGGCCCGCGCGCAAGCCGTCCTGGCCAAGGTATGTCGTCGCCTGCTGCGCCGCGACGGCGCTCGCCTTGAGCTTGCGGTTGCGGGCAACGGTGTTCACGAAGAGCTGGCCGATCGTGTTCACATCAGCCTGAAAGCGCGCGCGCGCCTCGGTGCTCAGTGGCAGCACCTCACTGCCGTCGGCCTTGCGGGCGCCGAATTGGATGATGTTGACGGTGATGCCGCCTTCGCTCAGCGCCTTGGAGATGTCCGCGATCATCGAGATGACGCCGATCGAGCCGGTGCCCCCGGTGCGCGGCACCGAGATCTGATCGCAGGCCGAGGCAATCGCGTAGGCGGCGCTGAAAGCATTCTCGTTAAGCATCGCCCAGATCGGCTTGCGGCCGCGCGCGCGGAAGATCGTGTCGGCGAGATCGAAGCAGCCCGCCACTTCGCCGCCGGGGGAATCGATATCGAGGACGATCGCCTTGACGTCATCATCGTTCCAGGCGTCAAGGAAATTGTAGCGGATTCCGTCATAGCCGGTCATGCCGGAATAGGGACGCAGGCTGCCCAATTTCTGCACGAGACAGCCTTCCACCGGGATAATGGCGACACCGTTCTGCACCAGGTACGCCCGATCCTCCGCACGGTCGTCCTCGTCCATCTCGAAATTTCCGAGCGCGACGGGCGCGCCGGCGTTGAACAGATGCGCGATGCCGAGGCGGTCGGCGAGCGCCGCCATGACGATTTCGGCCTTGGCCGGATGAAGCGCCAGCGGCACGTTGAACATGCGCTGGGCCAGATGCGGGAAACGATGGTGCATGGTCTACTGCGGCTCCGGTGTCCGGGCGATCTGCTCGGCGATGCCGCCGCGCTGCCAGTCGGGTTGGTTGATGCCCTGGTCTTTAAAATATTCCTGCTCGACCTTTCGTTCGTCGGCATCGTCCTGCCACCAGGCGCCGTTGATCTCGGCGCTGGTCCGCTTCAGCGTGCCGAACCCGCCATCGAGCCCCATGAGCTCGCCGGCACGCTCCTTCACCGGATCGATCCAGCCACGTCCCGGCCCGATCCAAGAACAGCGGGCATATGCGGCGCGCATGGCAATGAAGTCCGGTGCCCCATCGGGCAGCGGAAGCTTGCCCTGATCGAACATTTCCTCGAGGAGGCAGACATAGATCGGCGTCGCCACGCCGGTTGTGAAGTTCGCCCGCCGGCGAAGCATCGTACGCCATACGCTCAGCATGGCCGCACGGGCAGAGCTGTAATTCGTCTTGCTGTAGTCTTTCGAAATCTCCTCAGCACTCTCCCCCGTGGCGGCGCTGATGCTACGCAGCACGGTATGCTCGAAGACATCGAAATCGTCCGCATCCCCAAGCACGGACGTAGTTACCACATCCTCCCCAGGCGCCAGTGTCTTCACGTCCATGCCGTTGATCTGCAGACCTTCCTGGCCGAGCGCGTAGCGCATCTTCTGGTAGCCAGAGAGGCGCAATTCGGTCTCGTCGTCTCCCGATTGCATCGCCTCACGGATCTGCTCTGAGTCGAATGGCGATTTCAGGAAGAATCCTAAGACGGTCTTCATGATCTTCGCCTGCAAGGCAACCTGGTCATACTTGGCCAGAACCTTGAAGCGCGCCAGCACCGGCGTCAGGATGCCCACCCCGCGGTGTTGGTCAGCGCGATCGCGATCACAATCATGGATGACCAGCGGGCGGCCCCATGCCGTCTCGCGCTCAAACCGATCCCAGATCATCGATAGGCCAGTGTCATAGTAATCGTTCTGGTGTGCGCGGCGAATGTGGTAGGCGATCGGCGCGCCGTAATTGTCGACCTCGACGCCACCCCGCATGAAGTGCGTGTCCATCATCTCATACGGATTCGAGAGACGGTCCGGGTCGATAACCTGGATCGCTGTGGCGTAGCGGGCCGCGCCGTAGCCGACACGTTCAGGCATCCAGAGCGGCATGCAAAGCGCATCGCCATCCATCAGCTTGTGCCGGGCAAGCAGATAGAAATTCTGCGTCATGCTCATCGAGCGCTTCACGTCGCAGAAGAACAGCGGATCGTCGGCCCAAGTACGCCACTCTGCCATTACCGCGCTACGAAACTGCGCCGCCCAGGCAGCATCAAAGGCAGGGCCGAACTGCCATGCCAGCGCCCGCCAGTTCGGCTCGGGCACAACATGGAAGTTGCTGCCGACCATACCGTCGGCAATCCGTGCGATCGAGCCGCTGGCCCAACCATCGTTGCGGACGAGATCGCGGTGCCGGGCCCGGTTAAGATCGGCGTCGATGTTGATCTCGTTGTCAGGCGACTGGTTGTAGGGGAACCAATCCCCGACTTCCTGCCCGTAGAGCATCGTCGCATCGTAAGGCCAAGGCGAGCGCGATGGCCCCATCACGCCGGCGCGCGGGCGTCCTGCCTGCTTCCGCACGGCGGCCACCACCGAGCTCGGGATGTCCCGGCCCGATTGATCAATGATGCCCGATTTTTTCATACGGCTCAGATCCGAAACGAAATTGGCCGACGACGGGTGATGCCCAAGGCACGTTCAAGTTCGGCGATCAGACGATACAGGTCGGTGGCGTTCGTCTTGCCGTACTCGACGCGGCGCTGTCCCGTGCCCTCCGCGTAGCTGACGCTGACCGGCTTGCTGCCGGTCATCACCGCGATCAGCGCGTCCTGCGCCTGCGTCAGCGCGGCCTGCAGCATCGCCACCGGGTAGCCCGTGAAGGGCCCGCGATAGCGACGGCCGATGCCCGGCGTGATGCTCTGCATCGGCGGGATCAGCGTGATCGTATAGGTGCCGGGAGGATTGATGCCGGACATCAGCGCTTCAGCGGCACGGAGTTGATGATTTTCAGCGGTGGCATCTTAAAGCGGCTCTTAACCGCCGAAGCCGTCGCCGGCGTCGCCTCTCGCGGCGGCGACGCTGCCGTGGTCGCCGCCGCCGCCGCGCGTTGCTCGCCGCTGGCGGCCGCGGCCACAGCGATCACGTGCGAGTTGCTCTTCCAGTCGCGCGCCCAGACAGGCGGAGCCTCCCATTTGATGCGGTTGATTCCCATCATGAAGGCCAGCACATGCGTGCCCACCATCAGGTCGGTCGCTTCGTTGCGCGTGCCGTCCTGGCGTGGTTTCCACCTGCCGTTCGCGTCCCGCTCCTCGGCCACCAGCTGCTCGAACCAGGGATGGGGCGGCGCGTCCGCCGCCAGCGCCTTGGGGAATCGGACCGACCAGTTTGCGCCGTCGCCGAGGATCAGCTGCGCGGCCAGGTCATCCTTGAAGCTGTTCGGGTTGAAGATTCCGAGCGGGACCTCGCCTCGCGCCTGGGCAAAGCGATCGGTGCGCTGGGCATTCGGATACACCACCTGCAGCCGCGGCGCCTGTAGGGTGGACGCACCCTTCATCGGCAGTACCGACCAGGCGGGGCGGCCGTCGATCCGGCCATGCAGCCGCGCACCCCGCCGCGCCTTCAGCCGTTTCCACGCCTCATAGGATTGCAGCGTCACACCGGCGGCGCCGGCGGAGTCAAATCCCACGGCGACCGCCTTCATGCCACGCCTCATGTCATCCTCGAGCGGCCAGGCCGTCTCGGTGGCGATCGTCAGCACCCGATCCCAATCGGCGGCGCTGGTGCCGGGCGTGGCCGGGATCGTTTGGAAGTCGATGACGACACTGCCGCCGCCCTCGCACCAGCCGCGCGCGAGCAGCTCGAAGCGGTTGATCTGGACGTCGATCATCACCGTGATGAAGCGAACGCCGTTCGCGACGATGCCCAAGGTCAGATCCGGCTCGGCCCGCTCGGCGATGACTGTCGCATCGATCGTCTCGCTGCTCCGCGAGCGCGCGAGTGGAATGCCCCATTGCTTGGAGAGCACCTCGGCCAGCGCCTTGCGATCATTGTCGCGTGCAAACTTCCGTTCTGCCCGGGCGCGCGCCACCGCGAGCCCGCCGATCCCCCCAAGGATGAACGGGGACATCGCGCCGACGATCCAGAAGCCGGCGGTGTCGCGCTGCACGAGTGCCCCGGTGACGGTGCCATCCTCATCGATGTCCTGGCCCTTGCCGACCCATTTGCCGGTGAGGTTCATCGCGTAGCGCTGGCTGTCCTCGATGATGCAGCCATTCACCGGGCAGCACAGCCGCGCCATGTCGCGGATCTCGTCATCCGGTGCGGCGGCATCATAGTCGATGGTCATGACGCGCGACGCGGTCGGATTCGGCGAGCTATAGGCGCCGCAGCTTGGGCACTGCCAGAACCATTTGCGCTGGTCGCTGTCGCGGTACAGCTCCATGATACCGGCATTCCAATCCTTCGTCTCCAAGCCGTTGGCGAGATCCGGGTGGGACAGCGCGACCAGTTTGGACTGCGCGCCGAAGGTTTGGCGCCGGACGTCAAGCAGCGGTTTCGCGTTGGGCACGCCCTTGCAGATCAGATCCCATTCATCTGCCAGGATCCGCGGCGCCGACTTCATGGTGAAGTTGCTCATGATGCCGGCCAGGAACTGCACGGACATCGAGCCGAAGCGCTTGAAGAACAGGCTGTTATCCCGCAGCAGGGCATGCAGCTCGGGATGATCGTTGATCATCCGGGTGATGTTGATTTTCGACTCGGTGGAGACCTGCGGCTCGCTCCCCGAATACCACAGCATGTCCGCCGGGTCGCACAGCGCCGTGGTGAACAGCCAGTTACGGCCGATCTCCGATTTCCCACACTGGCCAGGACCGACGATGACTTCCGTCAGGAACTCCTGGTTGGAAAGCTCTTCCATCGGCTTGATCAGATAGGGCGCCTGGTCATGGTTCCAGCGCCCAACATAACCACCACCCTCATTGCTGAGATAGCGACGGGCGGCCGCGTAGTCGGCAACGTTCGCCGGCTCGGGCGGCAGCAATGCCTTGAGCGCCTCGGCGACCAGCTGGGCCGCCGGGTAGTAGCCGGCGCTAACCGAAAAGGCTGGCTGGCTCATCGGCCCCATCCGTTTCCAAGGCGGCTTCGGTCTCGCGCACGAACGCGCTGCGCACGTCCATGAACTCGCGCTCCAGGGCGCGCTGCACTGCCTCCGGTAAATTATGCGCCCGGCAAACCCGCGTCACCGCACTGGCCTGCATCTGGCCGAAGCGCCGCAGCGCCTGCTCTAGCGCCGTCCGTACCTCCGCCGTCTGGACGAGGAAGCGCATCTCGCGCAATTCGTCGCGCTGGAGCTGGCGCAATTTCGCGGCCTTGATCTCATCATCGAGCGAGATCGGTGCGCCCGCTTCGCTCTTGCGACCGATCGGCAACGTCAGCTGCGCCAGCGCCTCATTGCGCTCGGCATCTTTGGCCTCTTCCTCGGCACGCTTGGCCTGCAGGAACTCGATCACCGCCTCGCCGTCAAAGCGCCACGACTTCCCCAGGCCGCCGCGCTCGAGCACCGGCAGATCCGGGTATTGCTCGACCAGGCGCTGCGCCGTCGGCAGCGAGCAGCGCAGCATCTGCGCCAGCTCTCTCATGTTGACTTCAAGCGCCAACTGAAAACCCAACAAAAACGGGATTTTGACCGAGCAAAGCGCGCCCCCAACCGGGGTGCGAATTACCCCTGGAGCGCGCCCTATGCAGAAGGGACCCGTGGAAATACGCAATATTATTGCGCAATGATGGAAGAGACTGCCGCATCATTTCGTACCAAACTGTGTGAGCGCGGCGTCGAGTTGCGCGGGGAATGCGGCCTGGGCTTTGGCTTGTACCAGCCCGTAAAAGTCGAGCCGCTCATGATAGGTCGGCGCCCGTACGAATGCCATGACAGGTGCGACCTTGTGCGTCCCGACTATCTCGTAGACCCCAAGCGGTTCACCGGTAATCCGGCTCTTGGCCACAAAGAACTGCCGCTGGGGCCGAGGACGTTTGGCCAGCTTCTGCCGTGTGGAACGGTTGGCGACATAGCCAACCTGCGAAAATGCCTTGAGCGCCGAGAGGATCTGCACGATCTCGCCGGCCGACTGGTTGCCGTACTGATCCAGCTTCGCACCCTTGCCCGGCGCAATGAACTTGTCAGCCGGGAGAATGCCCACGATCCGCAGCGCCTTCTCGCTCGCCTTCACATGACGATCACCACCTTCGATCTCAGGACCGAGGTAGTTCTCCGCCGGCGTACCACCGAAATCGCGAAGCAGGACCGCACTGGCCATCGTTTGCTTGGTTGCGGGCTTAGCGCGCGCAGCGCCGAGCGCATACGGCGTTGGGTTCTTGAACACGCGTCGCATGTCATCCTTCACTTCGTCACGCGCGATGACGGCGGAACGAGACAGTGCGACGACCGCCGCGAATGGCAGCACATCCCTGAATTGCTTCTTCAGGTCGCCTGCCAGTGCATCTGTCGCACCTTTGAAGGAAATGAACTCGGCCAAGGTTTTCCCAATAAAAAACCCGCCGGACCTTTCGGTGGCGGGTTGAACAACAAGCTTCACAACATCGAGTGGCGCATCTCCGAACCACTAGAAATTTCTATCGGATATTTTGGGGCGATTCGGAAGCCTCTTTGAAATTATTTTTAAAGCCCTTTTAAAATGTTCCTGATGCCGTTGGCATGAACACGCTGCACCGCCTTATGGTCCAGACGCAAAACATCTGCCAAGCGCCGCCATGAAAACAGATAACGATCCGATAGCGGATGCCGAAGCGATCTCGCCTGCACGATACGCCGCATCGTCACCTGACCGGACGGAATGAATTTCATCCATCCATAGGCTTCGTCCATTCGCTTGATCTCTTCAATTCCCGGCCGCGGCAACCTCAGCTCTGGAGGAATGGTCCAATTATACGCATCCCAAATGTCATGAACCACGTCATGCTGCCGCTGCGCGAGACCGGGACGATACCCTGTGTCCTTCATCGCAATCAATGTCCGGCCAGCATCCTCGAGCCGCTCGATGATCAGCCGCTCAGTCCAGTCATCTGCGAAAACTTCGTGAACGACGTTCAGTGCAGCGCTCATGCGACCTCCGCCGGCTTGAAATCACGCAGGTTTGGCATTGGCGCGAAGCCACGGCCGCACAATTCCCAATCGGCCATGGCCGCGTCGTACTGGCGTTCCCATTCAGGCTTTTTCGCCGGCCTGGCGGCGATCGCCTCAGCGATGGCTTTGCTGAAATAGTTCGGCGTGGTGACACCGGGCCGCATTTTCCTAGTCACGACGTCGAGGATCATCGCTTTGTCAGCCCCATCTGCCAGCCATTGCCGGACGATCCCGAAATTCACGAAGGTTTTCGCCTGATCAATGCCCATCGCGTCCAGAACGGCATAACCGACCTCGGCAAACTCGGCTTGCGAGACGGTACTTACTTTTACCTCATTACTTGACTCTTTAAGTAAGTAAGTAGGGGTTTTCGCCGCATCGGTTGGCATTTCGGTTTCACTTTCGGTTTTTTTGGTTTTTCCGTCACCGCCAGGAATAGGCAGCAGCAAGGATTGCTGCCGCTGCGGCGGGGTTCCGTCCTTTCGTGGCCGACCACCGCTTGAGCCGTTGATTCTGTTGATTTCCGAGCGCGTTTTTGCCTTTTGAAGCATCGGACATCCGATCGCGCCATCACCCTCGCGCGCGAGCAGGCCGCGATCAATGATGGTTTTCAAATGGGTTTCGATTTCGGTTTCAGCGATTTGGATAAACAAAGCGATCTCGGTTTGGTTCATGATGTCAGAACCAAACCGCAAAACCGAAATGTCGCTGTTCTGCATCGCCGTGACGATACGTATCCAGACCAGCTGCGCCGTTGGCGCCAGAGTGACGACCCGTGGATCGCGCAGCGTGTCCAAAATCGCCGCGCTCGCACATTTTCTCGCCATTACGCATCCCCCAGAAAAGCGCTGCCCCAGGCAGCTTCATTGTCAGCCTCAGACTCATCCCGAAACCAGATCGTCTCCGCGTCGAAGCGCAGACGGCAGATTCCGGTCGGCCCATTACGGTTTTTCGCGATCGAGACGAGCGCCAGGCCGCGCGTTGACTCGACCTGATGGTGCCAGAGATCCGAGCGTTCCTGGAACGCCTCGGCGCTTTCTTTCTGGGCCCGGACGGGTTCGCCAGCCTGCATCAGGTAATAATGCGGGCGATGCAGAAACATCACGCAATAAGCGTCCTGTTCCAGCGCGCCGGTATCACGCAGATCGGAGAGCTGCGGCATTTTATTCTCGCGACTTTCATTGGCGCGGTTCAACTGCGCAAGAACCAGGATCGGAACATGAAGTTCCGCCGCCAAGATGCGTAGATCCCGGCTCAATTCAGTCATCCGCTCATAAAGCTTCTGCTTTTCCGCCGCGGCGGTCGCGCGCATCAAGGCGATATAGTCGACCACGATCAGATCGAGCCCCTTGCCGCGCTTCATGCGCCGCGCGCGGGCACGTAAGCCCGCGACCGTCAAACCAGGTCGATCGTCGAAATTGAGCGGTAGGCGATACGCATCGCGCCCGGCGCGCACGAGACGATTCCCCTCATCCATCGTCAGTTTCCGCGAGACAGGTCTGCCACCATGATCAGGCGGCATTTCCCAGCCCTTGCCACGAAACACCGAAGCAACCTCTATGCCCGAATGCGCGGCAGCAAGACGCGTGCCGAGCTGCGGCGCATCCATCTCACCAGACCACATCAGGACCTTGGCGCCATGACTGGCGGCGCGCGCAGCGATCCCGAGCCCAAGCCCGGTCTTACCCATCGCCGGGCGCGCGCCGAGCAGATACATCTGCCCCGGCATCAGTCCGGCCGTCAGGCGATCGAGCGCCGCATACCCCGTGGTGAGACCGGCCAGCGCACTGTCGCGCTCGCCCGCTTCGGTCGAGAGTACTACTGCCCGCGACACAGCATCACCGGCTGTCGAAAGCGGCTTGACCTCGCCCGCGCCGTCCGCGACGCGTGTCAGCGCGCCATCCAGTTCCTCAAGTACCTCCTGACCACTAACCCCGGTCGGCACGTAAGCCTGATTGATAGCCTCGGTGCAGGCCGCGATCAGTTCGCGCCGCAACCAGGCGTCATGCACCGCACGGCCATAATCCCCAGCGTTGATGATCCCAATCATGGAAGCGAGCAGCTTACCCAAATAGGATAGACCGCCAACAGCATCCAGTTCGGCCGCATGCTCAAACTCCGCCTTGAGCGTGACCGGATCAGCAACCTGCCCAGCCGCGATCCTGCTGGCGATTGCGCCGTAGACCCGGGCGTTGGCCGGGTCGGCAAAATGATGCGGCAGCAGAAATTCAGCAACGCTCTCGAACGCCTTATTATTCGCCAGCAGCGCCCCCAGCAGCGCCTGCTCCGCCGGGACGTTGCTCGGCGGAATGCGCATCACATTGAACACGTCGCTCATGCAACACCGTGGCAACTTGCTTTTTCTGCTTCGGTGCGGCGTTCCCTGCCGAACTGCACGCCAGCCACGAGAAACACCGCAGCATTTGACCCCGCGACCGTCGGCATTTCCGGATACAGCGCGTCAGCCAGGATGATTCCGGCGGCGACGGCTAAAGCCTGGTAGAGGTAAATATCCGCAACCCCAGGCGAAGCAGCCCTGACACCCGCGACAATCCTCTGCGCGGCGGCAGAGAGTTTAGCGACATCCTCTTGGAGTTTATCGTTCATTATGCCGCGTCCCTTTCTGACTCAGGTGCTCGCACATAGGCGATGGCGCAATGGTCTTGGCAGTAAGGCTTGCCGGCTTCGCTCGGGGCTTCGCAGAACCGAAAATCGGGCTGTCGCGGTGTGCCGATTGGAAACTGGCACGACACCGCGCGTCCGCTCAGCACTAGGCCCGGCGCAAGCGCAACGACGGGCACGGCCGGCACAATCAGGGACGGCGGCACCGCAGCGGCACAATTCTTCGCAGATTGACCCGGTGTGACCAGTTTTACAGGCTTTACTGCTCGCGCTTCACCAGAACGCCGGATCGGACTGGGTCGGGACGGCAAATGGAGGCGGTGCGCCTTACCCACCACTGAATTCTTCGACTTATTGAGCCGGCTTCCGATTTCGGACGAAGAAAGTCCCTCTGCCCACAACGCGCGCAGCTTCAGCACCAGATGATCTGGCCAACTGTCATCGTTCATAGCGCACCAATGATGGAGAATTTTATTAGCCCCATCTTCACCCGCGCCGCATTCACAGCGATAAGGTTGAGGCCATGGCCTTTTCGGCAAAGTCCCTGCCGCCACGCCCATTTGCGGGCATGTTCATAGCTGACAAGGATCATACCATCCAGAAAAAGTGCCTCCGGCTCTTTAGGAACCGGAGGCGAGTTCAGGGAGGAAACGTCCTTAGTCAGCGCACCCGCCGCCGGAGATGATCCGGCAGCCGCAGGCGCGGTATTCGCAGACGCGAGCGCTTGCGAATGGTAGTGGGCGATCTGACCGGTTCGTTTCAGACGCCCATAAGTGTTCATCAAATGCTTTACACTGTTCAGTCTCTCGCCCGGCAGAGCATTCAGCCGGCGCAAAATCTCAAGCCACACCGGCGGCGTTTTACGGGCACGCAACAACACCATGAGACTCAGGCGATCCTCAGTCATGGCGCCGCGGCGCCTGGTGCCAGTGTTCGTCATGATCTCAGTGCTGCAGTCCATTAACGCTACGCCGGAACACACATCAGAAATGCGAACGCCTCGCTGCTGACGCGGCGCAAAGTGTCCAGCTCACGCAGCAGATCCTGCCGTTCCTGATCGGTCAGCTTGTCATGGGCCAGCGCTGTGGCGGCTGTGGCGAACAACTCGCCGACATCCCGGCCGATCTCGGCCATCAGCGATGCCAGCACCCCGCGCTCACGCGGCATGTCTATCGGGACAAGCATATAGCCTTGAGCGCGCGCCAGTGCCGCAGTGACATGCGGCGTGCCGCCCACTCGCTCGAGGTCCATGACCACGTCAGCCGGAGCGAATGTGTCTTTTCCGGACACACCGTAATCAGCGATTTGACTACGCCCGACACGCGTGCAGCTCGCCGCCGCATCGATCCCGCCGAGATCGGCGATCACCAGCTTCATCGCCGTTTTCATGGCATTGTAGTCGGCAGGTGCGAACTGTCGCTCCGTCATATAATCCTCCAAATCGTTTGACCTCCGGACTAAATCCGGGTGACTGTTGCGGCGCAAAGGAGGACAAGCATCTCCATGCGAACGGTTGATTCCATCGAAAGGTTGCTCATGCTGCGCGTCGGCGAATCGCATCCGACTCGGCTCCGGGAAGTTTGCGCTTACCAGCGTAACCGTCCTGAAGATCGGACGCGGATACCGCCAGATCGACGCCGAGCATCGCCGATTTTTCGACAATTATGGCCCAAAACCGCGAAGGAATACCCCGCGCGCGCCAGTGCGAGATGTTGGCGGCCGTGGCGCCCGTCCATTTTCTCACGTTTTCTGTACCGAGTCGTTTGATGATTTCAGCATGGCCCATGACACGCCAAATAATCCAGATTGGATTATTTCGCAATCCATTTTGGAGTTCGACGTTGCAGAGGCCGTAATGTTACAGAACCCCATGCCGAAAACCGCCCGAAAGACCCCTCGCGCATATATGGAAGGCGTCGGAAACCGCATCCGCTGGGTGCGCGAATACGCCAATCTAGGCCAAACTGAGACGGCGAAGTTGTTCGGCCTAAATCAGGCGGCGTGGCAAAAATGGGAAGCCGGCGACAGGTCGCCCGACCCCTATATTCTTGTGGCTTTCTGCCGCCGGTTTCATGTGACGATGGATTATATTTTCAGAGCCGACGTTTCGGGATGCCACCGGGCTTTGGCGGCGGCCCTATTGGTTCAGCACCCGGAATTGAGCGAAGAGCTGCAATACACGGCTGTGAACACGGACAACAATCGGCTTTAACGCACGGCTTGTAGTGTAGCGATCCGGGGTTTTGCTCCCCATTCCTATAGTGCCGAATCCTCATTTCATTAGCCCTAGACCTCCGCAATGTCAGAGAGTGTTACCTAGATGTAACCCAACTTTAGGCATCGACAAGGCGTTTTTTTGCCTAGATGGAATCCATTTTGGATTCAGTTTTTCGCCATTATGGATTGCAAACTAATCCATAATGGATTAACGCTCACCATCGTTCCGCACGATGGAGGCGTTCATGCGTTCCAGTTTTCTCCCGTCAGCCCATACAGCTGAGACACCCTGGCAGACCATCCGGCGCCATAAGCATCAAGCCGCGGCCTCCGTCGCCGGGGGTGCGATCATTGCCTTTTCTGCCAAGTATATCGCCGCTGCATTGCTCGTTCTCTGGCTCCTGACAGGTGGCCAATGAACGAGATGTCGCTGTGCCTGGAGCGAGCGGTCGCGCGGGAGACCGAAGAGCGCATCGAGCACTCGAAATGGGGACTGCTCGTCATCCTTTCCATTGCGCTCGTTACCTGGGCGCCGGTCATCATCCTCGCCATCATACTGGTGCGGCTATGAACCATGTGCTGCCCCGTCCGGCCATCCGAGCTTTTCCCCCAACCATCGCCGGCGAACTGATCTTTCACCCCGCCGCGCCCTGTTCCCTTATCCGCGACCCGCGCACCCATCAAACGCTGCGCCTCGATGGCTGGTGGAAAACCCCGGATGGACGAACGCTTTATGCCGCGCTGTCCGCGCCAGGCTCGATCCTGCGCACAGCGGCAGAAATGGAACAATCGCCAGATGATCGGCCTCAGTGAACGGCGTTCACAGCGAGCTTTTTCTTCACCGGCCACGCACGGCCAAATTAGCAAAGGATGTGACGAAGAATGGCGAATTCCCGCCCGTTTCTGGATTTTCTACGTGAGCAGCGCAATGGCGTGCTGCATGACGAACTGAGCGACGCCCTACAGGAGTGCGTGGCTGCCGTGATGACTGAGGGGGGGGTATCAACACTAACCCTCACCATCACTGTTAAAAACGCCAACGCCGGCGCTGGCGCATTGATGGTTACGGACGAGCTGAAAACGAAGCTGCCCAAGCCGAAGATCGGCGGCAGCATCTTCTTCGCGAGCCCGGAGAACAACCTGATCCGCGAAGACCCGAAGCAGCACAAGCTTCCGCTCAGCGAAATCTCGCAACGCCGCGAGCTGCGCGACGTCGGCAACGCCTGACCGGCATTCATCCCTTCTTCCACATTAACAGCCGAGGATTTTTATGACCGACAAGCAAGACGTACAGGCGATTATTGAGGTCGCCCAGGATGCCCTGAAACCGATCCAGGTTGAGGTGACAGATGCCAACCTGCTGTTCATTCCCGGCACGGAAAACCGCAAACCCGAGATCATAAATCTCGATCTCGTCCGGCCGCCCGCGACACCGCGCCGCAAGGCCGGCAGCATCACGGTATTCAACATCGAATCCCTGAACAGCTTCATCTACCACAACAAGGATGCCGGCAACACCAACGTCTATCTTGACGCCAATATCCTGAAGCCACGGATGGTGGCGATCCTCAACGACAATGGCGATGCCGGGCCAGGCCACCGTGACTTCAAGGTCTATGTTGAGTTTCGCGAAACCCCTGAATGGACCAAGTGGCACAAGATCGACGGCACCATGTTGCCGCAGGACGCCTTCGCCGAATTCATCGAAGAAAATCTGCAGGATATTTACAATCCCCCGGGCGCCGAGATGCTTGAGATCGTCACCTATCTGCAGGCGACGCGCGCCGTCGATTTCAAGTCGGCGCTGAACCTGTCGAGCGGACAGGTTCAGTTCACGAACATCGAGAGCGTTGATGCCAAAGTCGGCCCCGGCCAGATCGCGATTCCCACGGAGTTCACGCTGCAGATCGCGCCGATCCAGGGCTCGCCCCGTTTCAAAATCCCGGCGCGTTTCCGCTACCGCCTAACCGACGGCAAACTGAAGCTCGGCTTCAAGCTGCTACGCATCGAGGATGTAATGACGGAAATCCTGGATAAGGCGGTGGCGGACATCGTCCGCGGCGGCGATCCTGCGTCCGACCTTCCGACCGGCACCGTCAATGTGATCGACGGCTGGCCGTTCCCCCACGCCAATCAAGCCTGAAAGGACCACCCTCATGGCTGCTGTTCCCAAGCTGACCGAAGAGGTGATCCAGGCGATCTGCGCGCGCAAGCGCGCAGATCCAGCCATCACACAAGACATGCTGGCGGCGGAATTCAACCTGAACCGCACCAGCATCAAGAAAGCGCTCGTCATGCTGAATGTCCCCGCCGTCGCTGCTGCCAATGACACCGGCATAAGCCTGGTCGATTATGATCTGATCGACCGTTCCAGCCTGAACCCGCGCAAGACGTTCGACCAGACCGAACTCGAGGAGCTGGCCGAGAGCATCGCCGTGAACGGCCTGTTGCAGAATCTCGTGGTTCGCGCTGGGCCAGAGGGCCGCTATATCCTTGTGGCGGGCGAGCGCCGGTATCGCGCAATCGGCCTGCTAATAGACCAAGCCCGTTGGGGCCAGCCCCTTCCCTGCCGCGTGATCGAGGCAGATGACGGCACGCACCTTGCACTGGCTTTGCTGGAAAACCTGCAGCGACAGGACGTGGCGCCGCTCGAGGAAGCCGATGCCTTCGTGCAGCTGCAGCGGATCGACCCCAAAACCTGGACCGCCCAGGCGATCGCCATGAAGATCGGCCGCACGCCGCGCTATGTGTACCAGCGCCTGGCATTGGCTAACAAGCTCGCGCCGGCCGCACGCGAGGCTCTGACCTCTGGCAAGATAACCATTGAGGCGGCGCGGCTGCTGACCACCGCGCCTGCTGACATCCAGGTCGATATCCTCGACCGCGCGACGGACGATTATGATGAGTCGGGAAAGATCTCTGTCGAGGATATCACGTACGAACTGCGCGGCACGCTGATCGACGTAGAAGACGCGCTGTTCGATGTCGAGGCGTCTGCCCTCGAGCTGGTCGAGATTGAGGGCAGCAGATACTTTGCCGACCGCAAGGCGGCGATCGCGCTGCAGATGGAAGCAGTACAGGCCAAAGCCAAAGCCTTGAAAAAAAAGTGGGCTTTCGTGACGGTGTTGGAGCCTGGCGAGCGCTTCAACTCATGGGAGTATCTGACGGGCCAGACCAAAGCGAATGGCGCTGGCGCGTTCATCGTCATCAACAAGTCGTCTTATGACGTCACGATCCATGAGGGGCTTCTGACGAAGCCCAAGGAAGATCCAAAAAGATTCGACACTTCCGACTATAAGGCCAAGCAGAAAGCAGCGCAGCTTGAACGCGCGGAGAGGGCCAACGCCGAGATTGCACGTTTCCACGCGCTGACCCCCAAACTGCCGACCGACTATCCCCCTAACGAAGAGCGCCAGGAAGGGCAGAAATTTTGCTTCGACGGCTGCAAATTCCGTCAGCTCCTCAACTACTCGGCGCCGGCCGAGTTCCATGTGTGCACAAACCCCAACTCGCCGCGCGCAGCCATGCTCACGCATGAAGAGCAGGGCGGCAATGGCTGCTTCGAGGTGTCGTGATGGGCGTGTCGACAGCTCATAGGCAATTCGGCAGTAAGGCACGCGTTGCTGAAGAACTTCTGCCTTTTCTTCCCATGGACGCGGCCGTGTGGGTGGAGGGTTTTGCTGGAACAGCGGCCATGACACTGGCAAAGCCTCCGCATCCAGCCGAACATCTAAACGATGCGAACGGCGACGTGGTCAATCTCTTCCGTGTTTTGCGCGATGATGATGAATTGGCAAAATTATGTCGCATGGTCGAGATGACCCCATACGCGCAGGAAGAGTTCATCACATGCAGAGACCTCGTCTGGTCCAGCGACGCCGATCAGGCGCCAGATCCCACTCTTCGTGCATGGCAATTTCTGGTCGCGTCCTGGATGAGCTTCGGCGGCAAGCAACATCGGCGTGCCAGCTGGCGACTTGATAAAGGACGCTCGTCGCTCAGCACCACTTGGATCGGCATTCCAGATCGGTTGGTGTCCGTCGCGCAACGGCTTCGCCGCTGCCATATCCATCGGCGACACATCATCAATCTGGTCGCCGCCTTCGCCGATCAAGCCGAGGCTCTGCTGTTCCTCGACCCCCCCTATCCGCGTCATACGCTGAACGGCCACGAGACTATGTATGCGGTCAATATGACCGATGAGGAGCATCAGGAACTCGCCAGGGCCCTCAGAGATGTGCGGTGTCGCGTCCTGATCACAATGGCACGAGGTACTGTCTATTCCGACATCCTGCGCGACTGGCACCACGCCAATTATAGTGTGCGCAGCCTGACCAATAGTCTCCAGACCGAGGTCGCCATCAGCAATTATCCGCCGCCACACAGAGCGCGAAGCCTTCTTAGGAAAGTCTCTTGATGATGCCAGCCAATGTTGAACTTTGATTACGGAAGCGCAGAAGGCTTTGGCATGATCGACAAGGAACCTCACACGCCTTCTGACAGCCCGATGTTCGGGGGAACCAGCGAGATGATTCTGGGCGCCCTGGCCATCGCCACCCTGGTCGCAGTTGCGGTCTCCATGGTCCTCACGGCGCTCAGCTCATGACCGACGAACTGCTCACCCTTGCCCAGGTGTGCGAGCGGCTGAAAGGCAAGATCGGCAAGACAAAGCTTGTCGCCCACATCAAGGCTGTGCCACGTTTCGCCGGCGGTCCGACATACCGCAGGATTGGCGCCAAATATCTGTTCACCGAGGCTGATATCGCCCGGATCGTGGAGAGTCTCGCATGCCCGGATCAACAGGCATCAAAGCCGTCAAGCGCCCTGGCACGTCCGTCTTCTATGCCCGCGGCACCGTCCGCGGACAGCGAGTTTACGAAAGCACTGGCACTGCTGACCCCGAGCAAGCCAAAGCCTATTGCGCGCTCCGCGAGGCCGAGCTCTGGCAAAGTAGTGTCTTTGGCACCAAGGCTGCGGTCCCCTTCCCACGCGCCGTAACCGCCTTCATTCAGGCGCATCAGCCGTCCGAACCCGATCAGAAGCGCCTCAAGGCATTGCTGCTGCATTTCAAGACCACGACACTCGACAAGATCGACCAGGAAGCGCTCGACCGTGCCTACCAGGTACTGCTGCCGGCGAACGCGTCCAACGCCAACAAATTGCGCACCGTGCTCGCCCCGCTGCGCGCCGTGCTCAACCATGCCGCCAAGCGCAAATGGTGCGACGTCCCGAAATTCGACATCCCCGTCCAGCCGCCTTCTCGTGTGGCCTTCCTACGCCCCGACCAGGCGACGTCGCTGATCCAGCATGCGGCGCCGCATCTGCGCCCGCTGCTGGCCTTCTGCCTATTCACCGGGGCACGCCTTTCCGAGGCGCTCGAGCTGCAGTGGGAGGACGTTGATCTATTCGCTGGCCGCGTTGTGTTCCGCGATACCAAGAACGGCCGTGAACGCCATTACGACCTGCCGCCGGCGGCGATCGCCAGCTTGAGCGCGATTCCGCACCGCTGCGGCAATGTGTTTTTGACCCGAGAAGTCCGCAACAAGGCTGGCAGGGTAGTGATCAAGGCCGCTGCCTATCACAACAATGACCGCCAGGCCGGCGGGCAGATCAAGACCGGCTGGGCGATCGCCTGCCGCCATGCCGGCCTGCCCGGCCAGTGGGTTGAGTACAAGCACCGCGTCACAGGAAAACCGAAGCGCCGCTGGACCTCTGAATTCACCCCGCACGACATGCGCCACACCTGGGCCACCTGGCATTATTGCCTGCACAAGGACCTGCTGCTGCTGCGCAACGAAGGCGGCTGGCAGAGCGTCGACCAGGTCGAGATCTACGCGCACAAAATGCCGGATGCCTACCGGCCACAGATCGAAGCGTTCCTCGCCGGCACGCCGGCCGGGCCGGTTCGGAAAGAGGCATAGACGCCCGGGTAGTCTTTTTGTTCGTGGGATTCGCGTGCAGAGACGCAATGTGAAAGAAAAGTTTTAAAAAGTTTTTTGCTACTTTTTGCTCACAAAAAGTAGCTCGGGGATTAGGAGGATTCAGGAGGGCCGCTGATCGCGATCTGGTGCCCGGGTTCAGCAGCCACATCGATGTAAGGCGCCGGAAGATCGCGCCGAGACGGCAGCGCATCGGCAGGCACGGGGCCATCCATAATGCGGACAGTTGGCGAAATGCCGAGAGGTAAATTGTTGTAGTAGGTCTGCCGCAAGCGCTCGATTGCGGCTTCCTCTTCAAGCCATACTTCGACCGTGATGCACCTGGCCGTCTCGTCAGAAACTCGCGCGCCGATTACGCCCGGCTGGCAGAGGGTCATGTTCCTGACGTCCGTAAGAGTTACCATGTCGGCTCCGGGCAGTTGTGGGACTCGATTCAGCTAAGCGAGGCGACGGCAGATAGTGCGGCTGCAGTCATGGACTATCGCTGTGGCATTGTGACGTTGGCAGCGGGACAACCTTTCGGCTTGCTGTGCGTAGCCACCCCTCGATTCGGTGAGCAGGGCCGGATTATCTCCTACCGGCTTCCGTCGCCTCACTTAGCGGAATCAGGCAGCGGCAGCCGGCGTACCAGCGGACCGAGCGCGCACGCCCAACACCTCGATACCGATGACGGAGCCCTTAGCGTCAACGTCCAGGATCACGCCCGGTTCAATCTCGCGGGTCTCTGCAACCGGCGTTCCCTTTGGCGCGATCTGCACATAGAGGGCGTCCGCTTCGGGGTCGTAGTTGGTCGAGATCATAGCTTCATTCCTCTATCAAAAAACGCCGTGATCACCAGAATATCGGCACCATCCGGGCGATGAACAACCCGGAGAATACGCCCATCAGCCTCAGAAATCTTCCGATAAGAACGGGTCAGGCTCGGGTCGCGCGGGTCAACGGCGCGGGAGTCCGGGGCCTCGATCGCGCTCACAACCCATGCCAGGGCGATGCCCCGGTCGGCAATCATTTCTTCGGCATGGGTGGTGAGCTTGATCATGATTGCAATCTATCATCTGTTATGTCATTCTGTCAACATGACAACAGGTGCGAGATAGTGCGACTAGGATACATGAACGAAGCGCCGGGTTTGCCAAGCCTCAAAGAGCAGAAGGAGGCGCTGCGCGGCGCGGGCATCGATGACTTTAGCGACGAAGGCCCCGTGTGGTGTGACCGTGCCCAGAAGCGGCGAAAGTCTGGCGCCGAACCTCGGCCCGATCTGGCCGAGGCGTTGCGCGCCATGCGACCGGGCGATGAGCTTGCCGTGGCATCGCCGGCAGTCCTGGGCGGTTCGCGTGGTGCGGTCTTCGAGGTGCTGCAGGCCATCGGCAGGCGCGAGGGCGCGGTGTTCGATGCCAGCACAGGGCAGGCCATACCGTGGAGCCCTGAGGCGCTGGCTGTGGTGGATTTCTGCAACCGGGCCGAGACACTGACCCGCAGCTTTGCGCTGGCCAAGGCGCGCGTCCGGCGGGCTGAAACCGGCCGCCTGGGCGGCACGCCTACGAAGCTCACGGGGAAGGCCAAGGAGGCCGCGCTGGCGATCTGGCTGGACCCGGCGCTGACCGGCAATGCCGCCGCGGCGAAGATCGGGATCAGCCCGTCCACGGCCTATCGGAAGCTCGGGCCGCGCGATCAACCTATTTTTGGTAGAAAGGCAAAATCATGAGCGAAATTCTAGATGGTTTGCGCGAGACTGTCATGACCGACGAGGAAAACGATATTAGCCGATCCCTAAAGCGCGACATCACTGCCGTGCTTGAGTATGTCGATCATATGGAAACCTATCTTGCCGGCGCCGGCCTGCTTGATCACTTCAAGCAGGTTTGGGCCGAAGGGCAGGCGATGAAAAAAGGAAGGCAGTCCACACCATGAGCGGCATCCCGACCATAATCGAGCGCGCGGCGCGGGCTGCGGTTGCCGAGATCGAACGCGACGGGGACTGCTTCATTGCAGGCCCGACTGGCGACAGCCTTACGCCTGACGATGACCTAACCGAGGTCGTTATCGACGGTCGCCTTAATCTTCGAAAGGTCATCCGCGCCGCCATCGATGCCTACCTCGCCGCGTCTGACAGCGTGCTGATGCCAAGGGAGTTGGATGATGCGGCCTATAAGCGCGCAGCAAAGATCACAGGACTTGATGAGGTGTCCATACGCCTGGCCAAGGCCGCGCTTGTCGCGGAGATTGACCGGCGCGCCCTGACAGACGGAGAAAACAATTGAGCCGAATGAAGCGCATACCGATCAAAGCCGCGAAGATTATTGCTGACGAATACGGCTATGACCAGGTGGTAGTGATCGCTCGCCGGGTTGGCGAAGCTCATGAGCCGCACGGCGAGCATGTGACAACCTACGGCAAGGATAAGGCCAACTGTTCCGTAGCGGCCAGGATGGGCGACTTCTTTAAGCACAAGTTGATGGGGTGGGCGGCACCAGAGGAAGAAATCAAAGTCCCGCAGCCCGGAGAGCGAGTGTACGAGTCCATGAAAGTCATGGCGCAATGCATGCTCGAAGCAACCGGGAAGCTGGATGTCGGCCTTCTATTCGCGACCGGGCTTGAGGCCCAAAAACATGAGAGGCAGTCCGTATCATGAGTGAAAGCGACAAGCGCCCAAAATCCATCTCCGTCCAGGCCGAAAGCCCGGATGGAACCAAGAAATGGTTTACCGGCTTCACTGCCGACGAATGGCGCAAAGATCGCGATGAATGCATAGCGCGCTTTGTGACTTGGGTTGATGCGATTATCCCTGACACAAAGGACATCACATGAGCATGACCCGCAAGCGTGCCCTAGATATCAATCGGCGCCTGTGCGCCGGCTATTTCGTTATCAACGGGCTCGGCTGCTTCACGATGCCTGACCTGAGCGACGTTTCACTGCAAGAAGCCGTCGAGGCGACCAAGATAATCGACGCAGATCCCGTGGTCGGCCGGGATGGGGGTGGAACCATAGTTACCTCGACGATCGCAATCGAACAGGTGCCCTATTACTTCGCTCGTATCATCGAGCGCCAGGTGACAAATGAGGTCCAGAATTGAGCATGACGCCCGAGGAAATGCATACCGAGGCGCTGCGCCTGGCAGAGGAAGCCTTCGATTGCGATTTTGATCTGGAGCGCTACAGCGAACCGACCAAATCAGAGCGTATAGCCAATGCCATCGCCGCCTATACGAAAGCGCTATATGGTACGGTGCTTCCGCCACAGATGGCGGTCGTAATGGCGCGCCGGCTGACGCCGGAGGAGATCGCCGAGTTCGAGCAGAGCTGGGTCGCCCGCGCACCGCAGAGGGAAGGTTGCAAGATAGTCATGCTCGATGAAAGGCAGTCCATACCATGAGCGAAACATCAACGAAACTCAGTTTCCCGTGCAACATGAGCGGAGAGCGCGAAACTCTCGTCGTCTCTCGCATAGGCCGCTTCGGCGTGACCTTCGCCTACAATGAGGATGCTTCTGTGATCGTGACGGGAGATGATCTTGTCCAGATACGCGATCTGCTGAACGAGGCTATCAAGGAGAGGCAGTCCACACCATGAGCATCGAGAGAGCCCGCTATATCGAGGTAGAGGCTGGCGTGCGCTACTGGGAGGGCTCCACTCTAAACGGTGAAGTTGACGAGGATGGCAACATACCTCGCCGCAAGAGAGATGCATGGTGCCCGGTCATCGAATTGGAAACGGGGCGCGTTATCGACTGGCCGCCCGGAACCACGGCGGATATTCACTATAAGGTCTGCGACGACGGCCGGTATTGGTTGCTTGATGCCTCTGGCGCAGGTCTGGCTAAGTGGAAGGGATATTATGTCCCTAACTCCATTCTGTGCGTCAACGATAACGGGTACGGCGACTATATCATCATGAAGATCGGCGGCGATGGGTTGGTGATCGGATGGAAGAAGCCGGACATTGATGCGGACCAGTGGGAGATGGTCGCCAAATGAGTTGTTGCAGAATCTGCAACAACCACCCAAGGGGACGCACTCACCCAAATAACGAGCCGCCGGCACCCTGATTGCTGATCAAGACCTCACCTGCCACGCTCTGGGCTTTGCCGTTGACCGAATAGCCCACCTCTACCGCGTCGATCGTGAAGGCGGCAAAGATCGCCCGAATCTCCGGCGTATCGTTGAGGGAGAGCAAGAAACGGCCTTTGATGCCCGCGAGGATCTCGGCCAGGCGCTGGAAATCCGCTGGCGCGAACACCCCTTCGCCATAATCGGTCTCGCAGCCCCAATACGGGGGATCCAGATAGAACAGGGTCGCGGGCCGGTCATAGGTCGCGATCAGCTCGTGATAGGGCAGGCGCTCGATGACGACGCCGGCGAGGCGCTCATGAACGTCTTCCAGCACTGCGGCGAGCCGGGTGATGTCAAACCGCGCCCCGCCGCTCAAGGTGACGCCAAAAGTGCGGCCGGCGATCTTTCCCCCGAAGGCGGTGCGCTGCAGATAGAGAAAGCGCGCAGCGCGCTCCAGATCCGTCAGCGTGTCGGGCGCCGCCAGGCGCAGCCGCTCGAACTCCGCTCGGCTCGTTAGCTGCCATTTCAGCATGTCGAGGAAGGCGACGTAATGGCGCTGCAGGATGCGAAACAGGGTCACGACGTCGGTGCTGATATCGTTGATCACCTCGATGTCCGCGCGCCACGGCCGGCGCAGAAAAATGCCACCCATGCCGATGAAGGGCTCGACATAGCATTCGTGGCGGATCTCCGAGAGACGCTGGATGACACGGGCGGCGAGCTTGCGTTTGCCGCCCAGATACGGGGCGACGGGCGTGGTGGCGCGAATTGACTCCATCAGAGTTTCCAGTCTTGTGACCCCGCCTCCGGCCGGAGGTGCGGGGCGGTTCATCCGTGCGAGTGCGAGCTCGCGGCTCAAGCTGTTGACGCAGCTTAGCCCCCGCGCTTTGGCGCGGGGGCAGACCAACGAAAATCGCATCCGTGCACCATGCGTGCAGGATCCGGGCGAAAATCGTCTAACAGATTGAATTGTCGGGAAAATTTAAGGGGCTGGAACTTCATTACCAATGAAGTGCTCTACCCCTGAGCTATGACAGCGC